ATGCCCTCAAACACTAAACGTTCGGAGCTCCAAAAGGAAAAAAAGCATGCAGAGGGAGACACCTCTACAACCACAATACAGATTATCATAGTTTCACATTATAAAAACATCTAAATTTCCCTTTATTACCCAAAAATTTATATATCTTATTTACGTAATTTATGTTATGGTTCCATATGTTAATTAGTTACAATATTTTTAAAAAGGAGTGTACAAAAATGCAAGCAAAAAAACTAGCATACGTAATTTTACCAATCATGTTATTAGGGGTAGGTTGTGGGATATCAAAAGACCATCTGAAAGAGTCAGCTTCACAAGAAACTGTATCGGAGACTTCTACGGAGTCATCAAGACATAAGACTTTAAATGATAAGTCCTTAACATATACAGATTTCTTATTTGACCTAAGTGATGAATTAACCGAAGCTTCTAATGCTGTGTATGATGCAGTTGGTGATGATAATTACAAAATTGCACTCAACGATTTAAAGAAAGTAACTCTTAAATTCGATGAATTAGAGCCTAGTGATGATTACAAAGCCATTCATGAGAAAGTACTTCAATCAATGAAAACCAGAAGAGAAGGTATAGAGTTAATATTATCAAACATAGATGATAAAACAAACAGTGATTTCTTGAGAGGGTCATATCTTCTAGGGGAAGCACTTGATTCTTATATAGATGTATTAGGTGAAATAGCACATAAAAACAAAGGGTAGAACTTTATGAAAAGGTAACACAACAAGAAGTGTACAGAAATGGAATTATCCACAAAAGAACTAAAAGAATTACTTATGAATGCGTGATATAAACAGGAGGCATCTCTATAAAAGTTGTACGTTCTATATTTAATAGTTTACGTTTAATAGGTTTAATTGTAAAACCAATATCAAAAGCATTATCTAAAAGTGAATTTTAATTACATAGCCATAAAAAAGTACACCTCCAATTGTTGTTAGTGTCTAACAATTGGGGTGCACATCAAACAGGACGGCTTATGTTTTATTTCAAATACTCGTACCACCAGTTTCTTTCGTCCATCCAAGCTGTAATCTTATCAAGCTCACCATTTGGTAACACTTCGGTTTGCAAGTATGCTAAACCAGTTAATGGATTAGAAATAACTTGTCCTTTAGTTCCACGCTCATTCATAGCATTTAGAGCTTCTTGAACCAATGAAATACCAAAACCACCAGATTTAACATATTGATAACCGCCATTAGCAACTGATTGTTTCTCTCCAGTAAACCAATCTAGCGTTTTGTTACCTTGCAATAAATTAATATCCACTTTTCCAATACCATCAATATAACCATTATCGGTATATTGCCAAATGTCACAAGGATAGGATGGTTTCTTCTGTGGAATACCGTCATTTGTTCCGTATCGTGGTAACCAAATAAAATCAGCTTGTACACTTTGTAAATTATAGTCACCGTACATATGGTGTGCTACATAAAATCCTACTTTCCAACCTGCAGCTTTACATGTATCAATAAAAGCTTGTGATGCTTTAGCTAAATCACTAAGGTTACCTTTGCTTTTCATTGACTTTACTGTGTCATCTTCCACATCTAATACAAGGAATTTAGCATTAGGATTTACCCTTGCTAAGAAATCCTTAGCTTCCACAATTGCATCTGCTACTGATACGAAACATCCATAAGCATATGCAGCATGTGGAATACCGTATTGTTCTGATTTTGCTACATGCTCCTTATACAAATGATCTACTAGATTTGAACCATATTGTACCCTAGCAATTACTAAATCTAATTGCGCTGCTGCTACATCCCAATTAATACTTCCATTCCATTTTGAAATATCTACAATGTGTCCCATTACTGAACATCTCCTTCAAATAGTTTTTATTTAAATTCTGTTACGTCTTTAGAAATAGATCCAAAAACTTTTGCCTATTCTTCAATAACTTCCTGGTTCTTTTGAATAACAGCTTGGTACTGCGCTTCACGCTGTTCATTCTTTTTTGTGTAATAAAAAGCATCCACACAAATAATGCTGCGCATGCTTCCTGTTGAATAACTGAAATAAAATCTCGATAAACAAAAAGAGCAACTCAATTGAGACTGCTCCTTTTGCTATCATTATTTAAATTTGTCTTTATTTAATTTTTTTCTTTTCTAGATTCCGATCTTCTAATTTTCGCTTCAATTTCAGAAGATACACTTTCTAACAACCAAGTAGGAATCCATCTATCCCAGCCAATCCGTACACAATTGGCTGTAAAGCTATTAAAAATATGATAAATCAAACCACCCGTCACCATAAAATAGAAAAACTGTGGTAGTTTAAATGCAATATCAAATAAATGCGCTAAAGAAGGTAATAAAAAGAGCACCACAGTTCGTGCAATGCCCTCAATTCCATATTGTGATGAATACGTACCATCTAATTTTGAAGCCTTACTACCAGTTATCCAATCTAATACAACTACCCATACTAAAATGATAATCCAAATTAAATTAGATTTACCATATAAAAAATTAAATATAGTTCCCAATCCTCCACTAATTACGGAAGCAACTTTAAATTGGGTGGTATTAATAACATCCAGTACATTTAATGTTTTTACAAGCTCATGAATTCGTTCCAAACTTTCACCCCCCTTTTTACATTTCAAAGCAAAAAAAAAGCCTGCTTTGGCACGCTATCGTATAAAAGATTTACATATTCATTTTCTTCCACCCATATTCTAGTGGTTCAGTTCGTGGTGGCTTCATTACTTCTTTTTCAGAAGGTTTACTTTCGTTTCGGGAGAAATTAAACATAACCCCTTTTCGTGTGGTGGTTTGTCTCATCCCTGTAATATACATTTCACTGATTTCTAATTTTAAGCCTTTGCGTATTTGTGGTTTACGTTGTACGGTTGGATACAGTGTTTTTGGTTGAATTATAATGCCTTTTATTGTCATAAAATCACCAGCCTTATTCTACTCTTAATGCAATGTTAAACTCTGGAAATGAACTCCATACACTTGAGTAGTAGGTGTTAAATAATTTATATTTCTGCACTTCTTCATCTTGAGAAATTTCAACTATATCGCCAGTGACAAAATTTGAACCCCTATATGTGTAAAAGCCATCAAATTTTGCTCTTAATCCATCTACGCTATCTCCCATAAAAAATGATGTAAATATTATATTCCCTTCTAAAGATGGTGCCCTTAAAAATACCTTATCCCAAATAAAAATAGGAACAGAAACATTTTTTAATCCCTCATATATAAATTTACTCCTAGCAGCCACCAGTGCTGAATAAGGGTCCCATTTTGGACAAGCGCTCACCAATACACTAAAAGGAGAAGATATAGGTGTGAATTGTTCTTGTTGATATTGTTCATCTGGAATACCAAATAATCCTATTACAGTCTTCCCTTTTCGTTCTGGAAGATTATCATCGTTTTCATAAACACAATAGATAACAATGTCTTTATCAACGTATAAATATAGGTCCACCATAACAATCACTTTACCAATAGAAGTAACATTAGTGAAGTTAGTTGTTTTCCCTTGATGAAAACATAATGGATAGAACGAACCAGGTCCTCCAAAAGTAACATCTTGCTCTTTATCATATCGTTCAATTAATCTAAAGGTTGCATCGGTAAAAGTACAACTAGGATCTCTTATATCATAGCCCTTATATGTACCTGCTATAATATCTTTGCTACTTGCAGTGGCGACATCAAATGGACGTAATTCTATAGAATGGTTCTTCATACCGTCGTTACCGCTTGAGTACATGACGTAAATTTTATCTTTTGATGGCGCATCAGCATTTAATTGCTGCCACCCAGCCTTTTTCATTTCATCGATAATCTTCATAAAGACTTCTCTTCGCTCTAGTCTGTGTAACTTACAAATTTTATTTGTCATTCTGTATGTTCCTCCTTAACTTAAACGTATTGCTTTCATGGAAATATTAAAAGCAGAGGTTGCTACGCCCCTATTTTCTATATAAAGATGTACCTTGTTTGTATGATCTTTATCCTCACAAGGAATAGCCAAAATATCATATGTTCTTTTTTCTGATAAGCTTTTATAAATCTGATTCCCATTCTCTTTTTGATCGTACATAAATAACATTGCTTCAACGTTTGAATCATTTGTAACTTGAATGGTACGAATATCGTATTTGTTACAACCTACATCCAGTGGAGCATATAGAACTTTCCCTGGTTCAATTGTAATTTGTACATTCCTCTCAATAAGGATTGATGGTGTAATCTCACTTTCGGATGTATATCTATATAATTTCATTACAGTTCCCATATTGTATTCACCTCAATTATGTTTTAGATGAACATTAAAATAAATTGGTTCAAATGCTAGTAAATTTGTATCCTTCACAACCTTTACCCAAAATTCACGTGTACTTTGTGCGGCTATTGAATCAATCTGTATTTCATTCAAATAGTTAGTACCATCTAATGAAATAAGTACCCAGGTGTAACCAACTTTCTCCATGTATTGCTGGATTGATAGTTTTATATTTGTAGCAGCACCAATGTTATCATTTACGATTGTCATTTTTACAATTCGCTCATTATCCACCATGTAACCTAAATTCGTTGGATCCGTTGTATTTAATTCTTCGTTATTCATTTTGATTTGTAAAGATGAACCCATACAATACATATCCCCACCATAAAAGATAGTTTGCTTCTTCGCTAGTAGTTCGTTTTCTTCATCATAGATTTCTACGATTCCTTCAAACTCTAAAGAAGGAAGTAGAATATCAATGCCTGTATGAGCTGCAGCAACGATGCTAGTAGAAAGGATATTATCTGTGGTATCTTTTAATACAATCTTATAATTTTCATATAGCTGGCGCAGACGTAACATATTACTCGTTGTCATAATAATTTTATTAATGTCAAGTGGTACAAATCCCTCTGCAGTTCCTCTTTTTAAAACAACACCAATTCTTTTTGCATCTAATGAATCATTATCAATATAATCAAAAAATGTATTAGTTTTTGTGTAGAAGTCCCATTGATCTTCCTTACAAATTGCCATCCACTCTTTATTGCTTTGAGAACTATTAGCAGAATAGGATTCAAGGAATTCAACCTTATTCTTTTCATTTTGATAGATCAGTAAGCCACCTTCATCTCCCTCTATTGTAGGAGCATAATCCGCAATAACTTGGATTGCAAAGTTACCTGATGGCTTATCAATTAAAAGCATAACGTCTTTATTATCAGCATGATTCATACGCAAGAATCCTTTTTTCACAGCATTGTTAAATTCCCTTGATGGTGACATAAGCCATTTTGGATTTACGGAATCGAAATCGTCTACAAATATTTTTCCGCTTTCTTTTTCGTATAAGGATACTTTTTGTTTATATGGTAAAAGTTCTCCCTCTGCATCTATTTCTATAGCATCAATATTAAAACCGTTAAAAAACCCAGAAATTTTAGGATCACTTAAAATTACTGTATGTTTTTTTAAGTCAAGGTTAGTTTTTTCATAAACAAGAACTTGTCGCTTTCCTGTTCGCTTACCATTTTCTAAAATTCTTTCGCTAAAAAACTCTTCAACATTATCAATTTTTATAGATATTTTATCAGAATAATCGTCTGGAACACCTGCTATGATTCTGATTTTTGTTCCTTTAAATTTGAATCTTGCAATCCCTTCTCCATACCTATAGAAATAGTGAAGGGTTTTGTTATAATAATCATCATATTTCCCTGTTGGATTTGTATGATTCCCATACCACTCACCTATATATTCAATATTGCGATTCGTGTCATCATAACGTTTCCATCCAAATTCTGTAATGTTATATACATCACCAATTTTTACTGTACTAGCTAAATATCCAGTTTCATCTATATCAATTGCATCAATACCATAAAACTTTGTAGTATCAGAATTGTATATCTTTACACTATGTTTCTTAAAATCTAATCCATTTTTCTCGTAAACAAGTGTACTACCTTGTAAAAAGTCCGTGGTATTAAGATTTAATGCTGAAAACTTCTGCTTAACACCATCTATTTCAATGGAAACATCACTTGAGTAGTCCTTGTATGTAATTCCTAAAACTCGTAGTTTTGTTCCTACAAACTCAAATAATATAGTTCCAGCTTTTCCTGCTGTATAATCATTCATAAAACAATTTCTTTTACCTAAAGTATCGTCGTTAGCTAATTTCATATCTTCAGTATATTTTATTAATGAGTCTGTATTGTTAACTCGCTTCCAACCCATTTCTGGTTGTTTTAAAAGATCACCAACTTTTACACTTAAATCCGCATAGTCAATTGCTTGTAACCATGTATAATATTCTTGACCAGTATTTCCGAGAGAATGTCCCTTAGTTGTTATTACAACATTATGCTCCTGATTAATTAAATTTAATTTTTCAAACACCACAAATAAATTAGGAGTTTTTACCGGTACTTTTGCCATAAAAGAATTCCCATCAATAGATACCTCAAGATTGAAAGACTGGATATCAAGCTCGCGAGCCATTATTCGTAAAGACGTCCCTCTAAATTTAAAGGAAAATGAATTACTTTCTCCACTAACATACCAAGAAGTTCCATTTCTAAGATCCCTATCATCTCCTACTTGATACCATCTACCGTTTGGAAATTGACCGTTCCCTCTAACCCCTTGAAAAAATGCCCCTATATTTTTTTCACTACAATACTTACGCGTCCAACCATCTTCTGGATTCAGTAGACTCTTACCTAATTGAATTTCCATTTTATCACCTTATATTATCTAGCTTTCTTTAATGTAAGACTGTTAACAAATAACTAATACTTCACATAGTTTCAAACCTATATTTTCCCTATACCCTCTATTTATTCTCCTTTTTCTATACCTAGCGCTCTTTCAAATAAGGTAAATATATTTGCATACTAACTACTTAATCATTCTTTATTCCCCAAAAAACAATCCACATTCTCTTTTAATTTCCCTATCATGACAGAATTCAAAGAGAGTTCTCCGGCTAGGCTCAGGATTTATTCCAATGATTACATTCTATATCTTCGTCATATAAAAAACGTTTTTGGGGTCAATTATGTTTTAGATGAACATTAAAATAAATTGGTTCGAATACTAGGAAATTTGTATCCTTCACAACCTTTACCCAAAAATCACGCGTACTTTGTGCGGCTACTGAATCAATCTGTATTTCATTTAAATAGCTTGTCCCATCTAACGAAATAAGCGCCCAGGTGTAACCGACTTTCTCCATGTACTGTTGAATGGATAGTTTTATATTTGTAGCAGCACCGATGTTATCATTTACGATTGTCATTTTTACAATACGCTCATTATTCACCATGTAACCTAAATTCGTTGGATCCGTTGTATTTAATTCTTCGCTATTCATTTTGATTTGTAGGGATGAACCCATACAATACATATCCCCACCATAGAAGGTAGCTTGTTTCTTTGCTAATAGTTCATTTTCTTCGTCATATATTTCTACAATTCCCTCAAACTCTAAAGAAGGAAGTAGAATATCAATGCCTGTATGAGCTGTAGCTACGATGTTAGTAGAAAGGGTATTATCTGCAGTATCTTTTAATACAATCTTATAATTTTCATATAGCTGGCGCAGACGTAGCATATTACTTGTTGTCATAATGATTTTATTAATGTCTAGCGGTACAAATCCCTCGGCAGTTCCTCTTTTTAAAACCACCCCTATTCGTTCAGCTGATAATGAATCGTTATTCGCATAATCAAAGAATCTATCTGTCTTTGTGTAAAAGTCCCATTGATCTTCTTTACATATTGCCATCCACTCTTTATGGCTTTGAGAACTATTAGCAGAGTAGGATTCAAGGAATTCAACCTTATTCTTTTCATTTTGATAGAGCAGTAAGCCGCCCTCATCTCCATCTTTTATAGGAGCATACTCCGCAATAACCTGGATTGCAAAGTTACCTTGCGGTTTATCGATTAACAGCATAACGTCTTTATCTGCAGAATGATTCATACGTAGGAATCCTTTTTTAACAGCATTGTTAAATGCACTTGAAGGTGACATAAGCCATTTTAGATTTACGGAATCGAAATCATCTACAAATATTTTTCCGCTTTCTTTTTCATATAAGGATACTTTTGGCTTTTTAGCTACATCTATTGGAATTAACTCTCCAGTATCATCAATATCGATGGCATCTAAATTTGCATAAATACCGGTAATTCTCACGGTATGAATTGAATTTGATAAACCTAATTTTTCATAAGTGAGTATTTGAGCAGCAACTGTATCTCTAGAACTACTGAACGTTTCTGTTACGCCATCTATTGTAATTTGTAGATCTTTATCATATATCTTACTTACAAGGGTAATAAGTCTAAGTTTAGTTCCTTTGAAATGAAATTCGATTGCTATTGGCTCTGTACCATGAGAACTATGCTTGTAATGAAGAGTTCCATTAAAACGGTCTTCAATATTTTGGACAGCAACCCAATTACCTATATATTTGATATTGCTATCGGTATCATCAAACCGTTTCCAACCTGGTTCCGGTTGTTTTAGGATATCACCCACTTTAGCAGGTGTAAGAAGGTATCCGTATGCATCAATATCAATTGCGTCTAAATTTAATACATAGTCATATATTTCCACAGTATGTTTATCTCGATCAAGATCTAATATTTCATAAACTATTACTGGTTTTTGATTAGGAGCCTTATCGATTTTCGGACAATTGTAAGTTGTTCCATCAATTACTATTTTTGTATTATCAAAATATATACTATCTGTTCGATATGCTAGTATACGCAATCTAGTACCAAAAAAGTTAAATAATACACGACCTAACTTATCTTGCTCATCATTTTTAACATGTGCTGTCTTATTGTAACCATCATCCCACAAAGTATGAGTCATCCAAGTTCCAACATACTTAATATTGCTATCTGAATCATCAAACCGTTTCCAACCTGGTTCCGGTTGTTTTAAAATATCACCGACTTTTGCTCCAAAATCCGCGTAATCAATGGCAGACAAAAATGTATAAATCGACTTATCATTAGAACCAGTAGTAAAACCATAATAAGTTACCTCTACTCTATGAGTGCCTTTAGGTAAATTTAATTTCTCAAAACAGACTCTAAACTTTGATGAATTATTATGTATTACCGAACCCTCAGTCCAATACTCACCATTTATTCTTACTTTTATATTGTAGCGATGATCGGAATAGCTCATTTGCATAATTCTAAAAGCCGTTCCGGTAAATGTGAATGAAAATATATCATCATTTGTATTTTTAGGATTCATAATGGCGACCCAACAACTCTCCTCGGAAGGATTATTATTTCCCCCCACTAAAAACCAAGAAGCATTGGGGCTTTTTTCCTGATCTCTTATATTTTGAAAAAAAGTACCGATGTTATCTGATTGGAAATACTTACGATTCCACCCGGATTCTGGCTTCAGTAAACTATTTCCTAACTGAATTGTCATTCTATCACCCTATATTATCTAGTTTTCTTCAATGTAAGCTTGTTAACAAATAACTAATACTTCACATAGTTTCAAACCTATATTTTCCCTACACCCTCTATTTATTTTCCTTTTTCTATGCCTAGCACTCTTTCAAGTAAGGTAACTATATCTGCAGACTAACTACTTAATCGTTCTTTATTTCAAAAAAACAATCCATATTCTCTTTTTAGTTCTCTATTATGATAGAATTTACAGAAAGTTCTCCGGCTAGACTCAGAATTTATTCAAATGATTACATACTACATCTTTGTTATATAAAAATCGTTTTTGGGGTCAATTATAATTTTAAAATTTCTTTTCATTAATCTCGTTACTGTATCTATATCTTATTTACCTCAATTATGTTTTAAATGAACATTAAAATAAATTGGTTCAAATGCTAGAGAATTTCTACCCTTTACAACCTTTACCCAAAAATCACGTGTACTTTGTGCGGCTATTGAATCAATCTGTATTTCATTCAAGTAGTTAGTACCATCTAATGAAATAAGTGCCCAGGTGTAACCAATTTTATCCATGTATTGCTGAATCGATAGTTTTATATTTGTAGCAGCACCGATGTTATCATTTACGATTGTCATTTTTACAATACGCTCATTATTCAACATGTAACCTAAATTCGTTGAATCTGTTGTATTTAATTCATCGTTATTCATTTTTATTTGTAAAGATGAACCCATACAATACATATCTCCACCATAAAAAGTAGTTTGTTTCTTTGCTAACAGTTCATTTTCCTCGTCATATATTTCTACGATTCCCTCAAATTCTAAAGAAGGAAGTAGAATATCAATGCCTGTATGAGCTGTAGCTACGATGTTAGTAGAAAGGGTATTATCTGCAGTATCTTTTAATACAATCTTATAATTTTCATATAGCTGGCGCAGACGTAACATATTACTCTTTGTCATAATGATTTTATTAATGTCTAGCGGTACAAATCCTTCTTCAGTTCCTCTTTTTAAAACCACACCTATTCGTTCAGTTGATAATGAATCTTTATTCGCATAATCAAAGAATGTATCTGTCTTTGTGTAAAAGTCCCATTGATCTTCTTTACATATTGCCAGCCACTCTTTATTGCTTTGTGAACTATTAGCAGCATAAGATTCAAGGAATTCAACCTTATCCTTTTCATTTTGATAGAGCAGTAAGCCACCTTCATCTCCTTCTTTTGTAGGAGCATAATCCGCAATAACCTGGATTGCAAAGTTACCTTGCGGTTTATCGATTAACAGCATAACGTCTTTATCTGCGGAATGATTCATACGTAAGAATCCTTTTTTGATAGCATTGTTAAATGAATTTGATGGTGACATAAGCCATTTTGGATTTACGAAATCAAATTCATCTACAAATATTTTTCCGCTTTCTTTTTCGTATAAGGATACTTTTATTTTTTCTTGTTTAAAAGGAACTAGCTTTCCTTTTAGAATGTCAATTGCATCAAAATTTATATTAAGACCAGATAGCTTAACTGTATGAAAATCTTCTTTTAAATCCATTTTCTCATAAACTAATGCCTGAGGTTTTAAAGGGTTATACGTATAAATAATGTTTTCGGATGGCATGTCATCAATTGAAATTTGACCTACATCATACGAAGAAGATAATAAACCTATAATTCGTAAAGCTTTCCCATAGAATTTGAATTGTACAGTTGCTGGCTTGTTATTTTCTGGACAAAAGTGTATAGAACCTCCATAGTGTTCAACTGATTTAGATATGCCCCATGCTCCAGAATAATGAAAATTACTATCCGTATCATCAAATCGTGACCAACCAAGTTGAGGTTCTTTTAGAGTATCACTAACTTTAATAGGAGTGACAAGCCCTCCTGGTTCTCCAAAATCCAAAGCGTCTAAAGTACTTATCACATCTGTATGCAAAACAACGTTATGGATTGCGTACTCTAGATCGTTCTTTTCGTATAAGAGAATAGAATATTCCCCATATGAAGCAGGGTTATAGTTAGTATAAGTACCACAATTTTCACCATCTATCTCAACATAAACAGTACCAGTCCAACCTCTATGAGTACCACCTATTATCCGAAGTTTACTACCTATAAATGAAAATCGTATTTTTGATTTGCCACTACAAAGATGGTATTTACCATAAGCAGCGTAAGACGATTCAGCTATTCTCCAATCACCTTCATACGTTATAACGGGATTGTCATCATCATAACGTCTCCAACCGGTTTCTGGATTTTTGAGTACTTGTCCTATATACGCCATACCATCACCCTCTCTTTATCTTGTTTTCTTCCAATTTGAATTAGTCCACCAAGATTGACGGCTATGCCGCAGCCATAACTTAGGATCATCATTTTCTTTTTCAATCATTATTAATTCATCTGGTTTTTCTGTATCTAGTATTCTCTCCATTTTGAATAGTTCATTTTCCTCTAAAACTGATTCTCGTTCTGGTATACGTTCAAAACATTCATATTCCTCTGTGACGCTTTCTAATTCACATTCCCTATCAAATGTATCAACTTGGTTAGTCACAGCGTCTACAATAGCCTGTCGCTCTAATAATTCTTGTTCACTAACGATTGCATATCGTTCAGATTCCCTTGCCGCATCTACAGTTTCAATTACATTTGTATCTGTTGTTATAACTTCCTTATCAGCTGGTGTTATGTCAGAGATAATTCCACCTTCGAATTCACGTATGCCGGTAAAAGCTTCTTGCTCTGTAATAAGAGCTTGTTGTGTATCCTGTTTATAAGAAATGTCTAATGATATATGTTCAGCACCTAAGGTAATTGGAACGGTATCAGAAGCCACTTCTTCAATTACTACAGTTGTATATTCTTTCATTGCTTTTTCAGATTCAATTGTTTGATTTAGCTTCATTTGCATCACATTTAATGATTTAGATGAATCATTAAGTAGGGAAATACGTGTTTCTAGTTCTTTTTGAACACGACCAAACAAATCGAATTCTGGAAGATATACGGGGATACCAAGGCCCTCAAATAAATCAAACTCTTCTATGATAGCTTCTAATTCTTTTTCTGTTTTATTGGCAACTTCATCAGTATCTACATGGGTACTAATGAAGAGTTCTTTTAATTCGAATAAAGAAATTTCATCTATATGTGTAAGCAATGCAGTATCTTCTTTATCTGCATAATCCAGTTCAACTACAGTTGCTTGCAGCTCATTTTTCACTTCTGCAAAAGTAAAGTCTGGCGATACGCCTTGTAATACTTTTAAGATACGATGAGAATAATCTGCAGCAGTAATATCAGCATTTATTTCATGTAATCTCTCTGCTTCTTCTCCGACGATTGTCTGTATTTCAAATATGTTTTGCGATTTCTTTGCGTCGTCAGTTATGGAAATATCTTTAACAGATAATACCCGTGAAGCATTTTTAACTTCTTGCCCTACCTCTACAGCTGCTGTAAATACATGTTCTTTATTGGCGAATTCTTGTTGATCGGCATAAACAGAGTCAAGTGTTTCTACAATACGTTCAAATGTGTGTGTTGTAACTACATTCGCATACTGTTCTTTTGTTCTTGTAAATGATGCAGATTCATTTCTTTCAGAATCAAATATATTTATTTTCTTGCTTACTTCATTACTTGCAATAATATCTGCAGCAAGTTCCTTTGTTCGAATATAGTGATCCAGGTTAATTTGCGCTACATCGATCTTACGAATTAAATACGCGCTTTCAATATCTTCATAAGGAAGCAAGTCCACATTTTCAATTTCTTCTACGCGATTCAATTCATATTGTTTAGCGATAGATGTTTCAATGTCTCTTTGCATACGAGCAAATAAATCATAATCCGGAAGATAAACCGGTATACCCATACCATTGAACAAATCAAATTCTTCTATGATTCCTTTAACTTCTCGCTCTTTTGTACTAAATTCGAATTGTGCCAGAGCATGAAGAAGTATTTCTTTTTGCTGTTTCTCACCAGTCTCCTTTTCGGCAATGGATACAGGTAATATATTTGGAACGACTGTAGATAAAGTAACTTCTGCATGAGTAGCTTTTAGCTCCCTGGTAACAATATCACTTGCGTCATTATACATTGATACAGCTTTATAATTCTTTGTAACTCTGTCGGCCATAAGTTCATTATAGAAACCCTCACCGTATACAATACGCGCAACATTGACCCATTCCGGTAATACTTCTACACCTGCAGCGAATTCACGTAACTTACCTTTTAGTAAATCCTGATTTATGATCGGTGCAGCTTCGTATTCATTTGTTTTGAGATTTGTTCTATCAGAAGCGTGTACCATTGCTTCTATCTTGTTTAGTTTTGTGCTCTCTACCCCTTCGATATGGTTTATATCGAAAATCCGTCTATGTTGTGGTGATTCTTCTGCAGAAATTAGTTGAACAGAAATACTGTCCATTCGTTGCGAATGCTGCATTTCAATGTTGGCCACATTTATATTTCGATTTAAATCAAAATCAGTTGTATTTGAAATATAGGCTTCTACCTCTATTTGTCGCAATGCATTCTCTATAACATCTGTTAACATCCCTTTTGCCCTTACTTTTATGGCAGTTACTCCTGCGTTATCTTCTTTAACAGCCTTATATCTCGTATAGGGAGCAATGCAAATTGGATAATCAACATCATTTTTGTTTTCTGTATTTGCTGGTGTAATAGAAAAAGAATAAACTTTTTCATTCCAATTAGGTCCAGAACCAACGACAACAACATGACTTTTTTCTTTGGTACATATAGAAGGGGAAGCAATAGAATAAACTTTTTCACTCATTCTTCTGCTACCCCCTTATGCTTAAATATCTTCTTTGTAGATTGCTAAACCAATTGGATTAAATGGTGTTGCTTTTGCTTGTGTCATAGGACAAACAGGCGTTGTTGGTAATGTGTAACGATATAATTGAGCCATTTCATAAGCGCCTGTGATTTCAGAACCAATAACCGGTGCTTCTTTAAACGTAACGGTCTTATCTTCTGCATTGTATACATAATCTGTTTTTTCTACTTCTTTACATGAAATGAATAGTCTTAACGTTTCGCCCTTTGACTTATGTTCTAAATGAAATACTTTACGGTGCCCATCGCCTTTTCCAATTACTTCATCTACAACCGTTTTCTCAATTTCTAGTTCGTCGGCCTGCTGGATATTCTTCGGATGAACCGCATATACATCATCCAACTTCCCAACATAGCCATCATTAGGATGCACAATATAAATTTGAGATAAATGATATTTACCACTATAAACGGATGGATTAAAGCGTCCTTGCCCACTATCTACTGACATATCATGTGTAATAAAAGCTAAGTAATGGTGTTGGTACATTGCTCCTGTACTTGATTGCGATAATTGGACCGTTTCGTTCCCGTTTGATGTATCAGAACCGTAATCAAGTGGCGCGTTACCGATTTTCTTATTTTGTGAATATACAAATTGATCGCCTGGTCTACAGCCACTTAAAATAATCATGTTTTTTCTTGGTGCAACATCGAATGTATATAATTTCCCGATATACAACGGAACGAATAATGCACGAACTGGATTTGGCGTTGGATCTACACGCATAAACATAATCAAGCGGTCCTTGTTTGCATTCCCGTATAGATAAACAACAGAGTCACGATTTAGCTCTTTAGAGAAACGCTGCTCTGGTGTAAAACTAATTGATGTATAAGGGGATGGATTCACAAAATTAATCGTAGAATAAACTTCGCCCATAATACTTTCCATCTTTTGTACATCAAAGTTTGTTTTTGCTGTTAATGCATCCAGTGTTCCATCTTCTTTTGGTAATAAGAAATAAATACCGGAAACCTTAATTGTTATATCTGCTGCAGGCGCAGTTTTAAATACAATTTCTTTTTCAGTGAACGAGTACTCGCTTGGATCAACAATAGTATTATTTTTGTAAACTATCGTTCTACTTTCATCAAAGTTAGGAAATGGCAATGCAAAGTTCTTTTTCGTTTCATCTCCTTTTCCTAATTCACCTAATTTATCACCAGCAAGAATCTCTTTTTCGATAAAATATCGATTAAAAGTAAATAGCAACATGTCATTGTTCGGCTCATATGTGTTGGTAGCTAATCTGTATTCGCATGTGACTTTATCGCCTTTTGCAATAGCAGTAGTAAATGTTACTTTACCTGTAGTTGCATCCACCTTATATTTACTCTTTTCTTGCTCAAACCCATTTACATATACAATGACAGAAGGGCCAAGAACAGGAGAAACAGGGATGAAGAAGTCTTTCTTCACTCCATCCCCCATCCCTAATTTACCTAATGGAGAATCTGCCGAAATAAACCGACTATCAGTGAAATCAGAATCAGCAGTATCATACGCATTTGCTATACCGAATCTTCTACGTTCTCCATCACTTCCTAATGATTCAAACAACCTTACATCAATAAATTTTGAAATACCGCTCTTAATTTGGAAAAATAGCGTTCGTTTCCAACCGTTATCAGCAAATAGTTTTTCTAATTCTTGCGGTAATGTCTGTAAATATACGACTTTATCAAACCACATATAAGTCCACTCCTTTATACTGTTTTCTCGAAAATACCTAATCCAGCAGGACGATATGCCGTAGCAGGTCTTTTTGTAATTGGTGAAATAGCATCTACATTAAAGAATTTGTAAATGTCGTGTGAATCAGGACAAGTATTCTTCCTAACCTTTAATCTATCGCCATTTAATAGACCTAGTGGAGACAATAGGATCATATAAGGTAAATACCCACGTACACCTTCGTCTGGATGAACAATATAAGCGCGTGAAGTATGTACTTTATTACTATAAACAGACGGATTAAATTGATATTTGTATTCGTCATTATCTTGAGATTGCCATGCTAGTGAATATTGACCGCCATCTTTACCAACGCGATCTGGTGGCATTGCATTAGGCGCTACATTCCATGCAATAAAGTGAGCCTGGTACCTTGCTCCCAGTCGTGAACGTTTAATAATTACGTTATCAATACCATTACCAGGAGAACGCGGATAAGACTTCATGACAGGCATATAGTTTTCTACGTTTCTATATGGTTTTGTGTCATTAAAATCGAATTTGTGTGATGCTGCTTCGTTTCCAGTATCAAATGCGGTTCCTGCCCATAATGCATCCCCTAATGTATCGTCGTTAGCATAACTTTCTAATTGCCCCATATAAAGCGGTGTAACTGGAACTACATTGTTTTCAAAGGCTGGTGTATTATCAGCTTGTATTAATAAAACAACACGACTTTCATCCACTTGGCCATTAATTCGGACCAATGAATCTGGCCACCAGTTTGTTTGAGCATTGATACCTTGTAAATTTGTATTTCGTAATGTTACTTTTACCCAAGGAGACATCATGACTTGTGTCTCTGCTTCATCATAGGAGTAAACTTTGTAAGTACTACCACTATTTACTCTTGTAGTAACTGTTATTTTAGTTAATTCAACATCTAATAATGTTTTTTCGAATTTATTAGATTCATAAGGAAGAACAAGAACACCCTCATCTGCAACGCTTGGTTCTTTTTCAATCATGTAAACATAAAAACAAGAACGATCTCTGCCGCTTTCTAAACGTTTTTTACCGTCTTCGGCAAAAGCTTTCTTTCCTTCTTCATTTGTGAAGTTGTATTTAATCTCTGACTTTTTAAGGGACCATTTTGAAATTTGAGCAATTCCATAAATAGAACCGCTTTTATTCTTCACTAACATGTGCTTACTCATGCCGAATTCAAATTTTGTATCATCCTCAGATTTTACGTCTAAATCCGGATAAACAGCTCTGAAAAACGATTTTACTTTCTTCCATCCGTTAGCGATTACCAATTTAACGATTTCGTCTTGGAATTCGCCTTCTGTATACATTTTTTCAACGTATGCCATCTATTTCACACTCCTAATCTCTTAATAGTTGGTAATTAAGCCATATAGCTTTTTTCTCTGCAGATGCATTGTGGTATTCGAACTTTAACTCGGCATTAGCAGGTATAGGTTTTACAATAGAGAAATTAAATCCCTCCGGCACATCTTTTACATAAACCTCTTTAAACACTTGTTGGCCATTAATAAATAAATTCCAGTAGTCCGAATCACTGTAATGTGAAGCAGCAACAGAAAAAGCAATCATTTCTGTTTCGAATGGTAATGAAAACTTATCTATATGAATTTCATCATGAATACCAACCCTACGCCCTTGTATGAATGGCTCTGTTTTTGTCGGGAAGTAAGGCGCGTCGAATCTTCCACCAGCCATATAATTAATTGCAAAACTCATAAGTACGCCTCCTTATCTTAAAAAGTGCAATTCAAACCAAACAGTTTTATCAAGAATTCCTTGGTTATGGAATCGGAATACAATTGTATCTCCTGCTTTAACCGCTTTATAAACCATAAAATGCATCCCTTCTGGAAGACGCTTTGTATAAATATCTTGGCAAACAGTTTGTCCATTCACGATTAAATCCCATTTATCATCTAATTCGTAAATGGAAGAACTAACACTAATTGCGTAAATCTCCATGTCTGCAGGTAATATATATTTCACTTCATCCGTTTTATATGATGTGGAATCCATAATGAATCCAGGTACGAATGGTTCTGTTTTTGTTGGATAAAAAGGTGGATCTAATCGACCACCGGCTAAATAGGTTGTTTCAAACAAGAGCAATCACCCTTTTTCTTGTATTAAAAAATTCCCGTGCATCATTACGACACATCGGGAATTGTTAAATCAGATAGTATACCGTTACCTTTATTAAGAAGTCTCGGCTGCACACGCTCTAATTGCTTTTGTGCATTGTATATTAATTGTATCTCCATTTCTTTTCCTGTTACTTTATGAGAGACAAGAACCTTTTCTAGCATGCTGTGTGCATTGAAAGCTAAATCATAGTGTAAATATTTATCTCCATCGACTGCAGATAAACGAGCACCGTCACGAATAAGCGTATATCCTTCGGTCATGCCTTCTTTAAATACGCCATTTGGATCATTACCAGGCATTGGTTTACCACCGGTATAAATTTGCCTATCAATTAATCCCTTCATCAAATACATGATTGGATCATATAAATTCTTTTGCATTATCATAGAATCACCCCTAGTTCACCCTAGTAACAGACCAAGTTTTTGCTGGACGTTGGATATAATAGTGATTTGCATCTTGATTTACCCGAGGAAATGATAAATCCGGTAAGGAACCATAATCAAACAAGATATTATTTTGCTTATCTAGTACTTGCAAACGTCCTGTAAGAATTCCTTTAGGGTTTCGCACTGCTTCAAATACGATAATATTCACGCCATATTCAAGCGGAATATCAACATACGTCGGATTGTTTCGGATGAAATAATTTTCTTCGATTAATTTATCATTACAGTAAATATTTAATAAATCGCCATCCTCTACATCCCAATCCCAAAGTTTTAAACGTAATGTATCTACATTTACTGTAATACCAGTAATATCTGTATATGGAGCTGGTTCATACCCATAGTTAACAGATAAATCTAAAGTTTGATAGAATCCATCATCTGCAGATATCATTGTATTAATTCCTTTAACAAAGTAGTTCCATTGTTGCCCAGAATCTCTATTGTAAACAGAAACCACATCGAATAATTGAATCCTTGGATCTCCAATGACCGCTACAGTTAATGTTCTGAACTTCTGGATTGCTTTTAAATGATAAGCTGCAGCAACCGCTCTTCTTGCAAAAAACGTTGTCGCCCAGGGAACTTCTATCATTTCCTCTCGTAAATCACCCTGCGATACATTTTTTAATAGAAACGAATTAAGAAATCCGTTTGCATAATCTCCACATTTAACAACAATGCTATTACTTATATCCTGGTCAGTTAGCTGCATATCTAAAGAGATAAGGTTTTCGCCTTCTCTAAAACTAAACTTTGCAGGCTCATTAATTGCATAGTCTGGCATTTTCATAAATGTACAACTTCCGTCTGGTTCGTGTTTAATATAATGGAATGTTGTATCTATGATATCTCGAACAATCTCATCCCATTTTTGAAATCTCTTTCCTGTTGCTCCTTCAATAATCCAGCTTTGATTTGTACCGGGAATGTTTACCCTACTTCCGTGTAATGTAACTCCTGCTTTTTCAAGGAAGAATTTCACTACATCATACACATTACCGGTAGGTGCAACAATTTCATCTGATCCCCGCGTTGGAATTACTGATTTTTGTAGAACCTTTTTATAAGATGTTGTGCAGGTAACTGATATTGTGCCGCTTTCGGCATTCACCTTTATGTCAGATACAAAACCATGTATATACGGTAAAGCTTCTTCACCATAACCGATAGAAACCTTAAATTCAGTCTGCGGATATAGTTGGTTTGTGTTTGTTACTTCACTGTTGTAAAACCATTCTTGAATAGAAGAAAACTTACCATACCAGTTATCAGGTGCCATTTGCCCATATTCATTAGCAAAGGTAATAGAAAAGGTACTTGCGAACTGATCTGCGTTCTCTTGCACTTCCAGGCTCATTACACGATGTTGTATTTGTACATAAGAAGAAGATTCTCTTTTTTTCATATAAACAATTAAATTAGGAGCATTATTCCCCACTTGGAAATAGCTCCCCAACATTCTGATTAAAGAAATAGATCCTTCTCTCACATTCCATCAACTCCAATACCTGCTTGTGACATAGATATTAATTTACACTTTGCTATTACTAGCGTTCCTTTACGTATTGCATCAACTTCATTAGGTGGAATAATACCACCATAGGTACCGTAATCACCTGTAATAATATGAGGGCGATATATTTCCCCCATGAACTCACGCCAATAACTGATATCATTGAATAAAGCAGTAAATTCTACTTCACATCCTTTATTACCAGTACTTTGGTAACGAGGATATCCATGCATAACATTGTAATTTTTTAATCCGTTTAAGGATTTAGGCATTTTCGTTTGTTCAATCATTGCAATTGTAGGTATAGGTCCATATGCATGATAATAAACATCACGCAAAAAAGCTACGTCAGAAGAACCGTAACCGCTTGTTGTAAATTCAATTGTTTGTGGCCCTGCACCAACAAAAATTTCTCTTGCTTCCCAGGCATAAGCACCTCTTGCTCTAAATTTTTCAATACCATTTACCCGAACAATAAAGTATTTATCTGGTAACATACCATCAGAATCGATAGGAACTTGGGACATAAAAGAAAAATTATATGTCCCAGGCCATGAAAAATTAATAGTATATTTAATTGTACTTTTTAATTCTGTAGCATCCCATAAGAGATGATATGAACCAGCTCTTCTATGCAATGTTTTTAATATACTCATACATTCCGCACCGCCATTCCCATTAGATCATCAGCAACTACGTTTTGTAGTAATTTTCTCATTTTCACAAAATCCTCTGCAGTTTGCAATTTTTCAACAGCAACTTTGAATGTAGCATTTTGGATTGTAACACCTTTATCAGTTTTCTTTTCAACAGAAGATTGCCCAGCAAATGGATGTGCAGCTTTTCCAATCATATCAGCAGAATGTGCCCCCATTTGTCCAATTCGGGTAGATACATCCGTTACTAGTTGCATCGGTTTCGGTGGAACGACCGCTTTATTTAACAATCCAGAAGCCTTGTCCACAGCCGGTATCATTTTTTCCATCCCTACACCAAGACCTTCTGTAATATATCCGCCGTATTCCATCATGAGACGCGAAGGAGATTTTATACCAAAGAAACTTTTAACTGCTTTTGGTATTCCGTCTACAACGCCTTTAGCTTTATCAACAACCCAGCCAGCCATAGATGTCATACCTTTACCAATACCAGCAATAATATCTTTCCCCCAGCTTACAGCGTCGTTTGCTATCCCTTTCACTATAGAACCAACTTTACCGAATACATCCTTTACTGTATCAACAATGCCGTCAAACGCTCCGACGATAGCTTTTTTAATTGCTGCAAAGTTACTTACTATGAAATCTCTAATAGCACCAACAACACTAAATATTGTGTTTTTTATCTTATTAAAGTTATCCACCACAAAGTTAACAAATGTCCGAACAGCAACTATTATTGTTTCTTTAATAAAATTCCATGCGGTTACAATAATAGACTTTACGATATCCATTACAGTCGTAATTGTGTTTTTTATAAAATGAAATGCTGTAACCACAAAATTCTTTATAGTCTCTAATACAGTTATAAAAACTGTTTTAATTACATTCCAAATCGTAGTAATAACCGTCTTTATTCCATTCATTACAGTTGTAATTATGCTATGAATTGCTTGAAACACACTACTTACAACTGATTTTAAGAAGTTTAATACAGTCGTAAAAATTGCCTTTATTCCATTCCACACTGTAGAAATGACGGTTTTTATCCCATTCATCACAGTCGTAATTATGCTGCGAATTGCTTGAAATGCACCACTTATAAATGTTTTCAAAAAGTTTAGCACCGTCGTAAAAACTGTTTTTATAATATCCCAGCCAGTTTTAAAAATATTTTGCCATGTTTTAATAGCAGTAGAAATATAGCTTTTAATAAATTCTAAAGCAAACTTAACAACACTTTTTATTACGTTTAGCACTGTATTAAATATCGTTTTTATTAAATTCCAACCAATTTCAAATGTCTTTTTCCATATGTTGATATACATTGTAATTACAGTAGTAATTATTTTCCATGCCCCGCTAAGTATTTTATCTATAAACGATACCGCAGATTGGAATACTTTTTTTGTTCCTTCCCAAAAACTTGAGAAAAACTTTGACAAGCTATCCCATACTGACTTCGCAACTTTAACGATAGCATCCCAGGCTTTAGAACAAATATCACTGATCCATTGCACTGCCTGCTTTGTATATTTCACAATTGAATCCCAATTTTTATACAGCACATATACTAAACCAACCATTAAAAGTATTGCAATGCCCCATGGACTTAATACTAATGAAAACATTGATTTTCCAAGACCAGTCAATATCTGTGCGAACTCACTAAAAACTTTAATTAGTTTTAAGGCATCTTTAATAATCGCCGTAATTGCACCCGGTATTTGCATTAATGTTTTAACTATATTTACAAGGCCACCAATGATTTCACTCGCCTTAGATATAAGACTAGAAACAGATTTGATTAACTCAACCGTTTGCTTCAACGATGGTATTACTATATTGGAAATCTTCACGACTTGTTGAGCGATAGGTTGAATAGTTCCAGCCAAACTCTTTGCATCTTTTTCAGTTAACCCAAGCATATCCTGTAGTTTTTTTTGAGAACCTTCCACATCGGTAGCAAATTGTAAAGCTTTGCTATTGACTTGTTCTATAGGTTTTGTAACTTTATTTGAAATAGTGTCACCAAACGTTTGCATTTGCTTACTAATATTCCCAAGAGAATCTGCTGATTTTTGGATTTTTTCTTGCATTGTATTAGAGGCTTTTTGCACTCTCTCTTCAAACTTTTCTACACCTTTATATGCCTGATCCGCTTTGTTACCAATCTTCCCAAAAACATTGGTCGCCCCGTTACCAAATTTTTGAATTTGGCCATTTATTTGATTAAGTACTTCTGCTGGTTTTTGAAATTTTTCTTGTATGTTCTTAGAAGCCTTTTGTAAACTTTCCTCAAACTTTGCTAAATCCTTATAAGCTTCATCTGCTTTAATTCCAATTGTACCAAACAACTGGAATACTTCTGTAAACATTCACTCCCCCCTTTCTAACTAGGAAGTTTTTTATTCTTGATCGTCTTCAAACTGAAACTCTGCAATCAGCTTATTTGCATGGTCGATACATTCCTCTTTGGACCAAACTTCCATAGTCTCATTTTCTTCCCCATCCGACGTAGATTCCGTAAGTCCAAAAGCTTGCAAATAGTCCTGAAAAGTTGTTCCTTCTTCTAATTGCCTTGTTTGAAATCCGATAAAGGCCATCTTTTTCCATTCATTTAATTCTTCTTGCTGCTCTTCCTGACTAATAAAAGAAAATAAGTCCATTAAACGAGAATACGGTATGGATAAGACATAATCATCTGTCCATCCATACCGTTTTTGGACTTTATCAAAAGCCCTTAGCATATTTTGCTCTGTTTCTTCTATGTATTTATTAGAGTCATCTTCTACATTTCTTGTTTGTTCCACTTGAGACTTTGAGATTTGATTAGCCCCTTGACCTGATTGAAAAAAGACATTAAATCTTCGCTTTCTAATAATCCTTCAATAACTGCTACCATGGCTTCTGGTGGTAACTGATCGAATTCTTCACGCTTAATCTGTAATAGACTAGAGAAAAATTCCGAAAACTCATCTTCACATTCCGGAATCATAGACAATAATTGAAAGACAAACTCTAAACCCTTTTCTTTTTTTTGTTTTTCAATTTCATTTAACTGTTCTTGTTGCTCTTCATTCATTTGGGCCAATTGAATTTTTTCATCAATTTCATTCTTTTCTTTCCCGAACTCCATAAAATCAGTCATTGCATGACGACCAACTTTAGAAATAATCTTAGTAAAACGCCAAACATCTTTTACATTTAAACGTCTCATCTTCATCTTCTGACCTGAAATTGTAATTTCTGTACTATTATGCATCATTTTTTCTAGCATTGTTGTCATATTCAATATCTCCTTTTATAACCTAAAAATAAAACCTACAACTTATTTACTTGTTGTAGGTAATTTAGGTGCTTTTTTCTTTGGTAAATAAATTTCATAAGGGGGTGTATTAGGCGAACTTTCGCTATAATGACCAATAAATTTGCATTTAAGTCCTACAGTTCCTTTACCATCTTTTAAATCAATTTCTACAGAAGAAACTACCATTGCATTTCGGATAACAAAAATAACCGGAATATCACTTCCTGAAACTACACCTACTATTGCAATATCACTATAACTTGCGTCTTTAATTTCATTGGTTGGTTTTACAATGTTATAATCGTTATCAGTCGTACTATCTACATCTACGCCTGGTAGAGCTAACTCTAAATTTTCTTTCGTAAATTCTACTAGTGTAACCTCCATATGTGGTTCATCTTTTAATAGCCATTTTCCGCGAACTAGTTTTCCTAAAACACCATCAATATCAGCATCATAGTATTCTCTAGTAAACCCCACTTTACAGCCACCTGTAGTAGCTCCTAACATCTCACCTAGGTCTTTTACACTTTTAAAACCTTTATACATTACACCCGGTCCAATAACAAAATTATCAGTTGTACCCTCACGTACACCATTAATAAGCTTCCAACTCATTTTTTTCCCTCCTTAATATAATTCCATTCTTCCTACCCGTACAAGAAACTTAATACTAATATGAATAATTGATGGATCTTCATCTGGAACTGTAATACTGCCTGCTCGATGAATTGTAATAATACCAGAATCTCTTAACAATCCCGCTTCTCTGTCTAACAAATGTTCTATTCGACTTGAAATTACATCCGCTTTTTCATAATCACCTTGGCCACAATATATATCAAAAGTGAGGATCATACGATCAATTACCTCTATATCATCCGGATTATTAGATTCAATTCTCATTACCACATAAGGCATTTTCATATCATTTTGTGCAGTTTGAAATGTTAGAGCGGGCTCTCCTTCATATTTCGATAGATTACTTTGCACAATTGTATCTTTCTCAATAATATTTCTAATTGTTGCAATCGCTTTTGTCGTCATTGTTCTCCTCCCAATGTCCTTTTTAATTCCCCACGCTCTTTTTCAAACGTTTTTAAGAAAAAAGGTCGGGCTTCTATAGTACTTGTACCATTTTCGACATACACCGCTCTTTTTAATTGACTTCCAATCGTTCCTACTACTTCGTTATCTGTAATATGTAAGCCATATTTAATAGAATCTTGTAATTCTCCCGTTCTAGAAGCAAATGTCTCTCCTGGTTTTGAAGCAATATATGTGCGACTTGATCGTGGAATTTTATACTTCACACCATTGTGACTACCTGATACTGTTTGTTTCATTTCTCGTTGCAGTTGATTGCAAGCATTTATAATTCTTTCTACCATCATTTTATTAAGTTGTTCTTTAACCTGTTCTACATTACGTGTAACCATGAATTCTGATGTATTCGTCATTTTATTCCAACAACTCACAATACAATTCAATATGGTGATTTAAAAATGATGGATTTCTTGGTTCTCCTCTTACCTCAAATACATAATCATGAAAATAGATTACATCATTTGTATGGATGTTATGTTCTGCAGAAGTATAAATTTTAAAATTCGGCTCAAAATTTTGTTTATTTCTTTTTAACCTTTCATTATCTACCGCTGTGTGTGTTGTTACACGACACTTCATTCTTTCATAAATAATGACAGGCTCTTCTTTAAAATTTCCTGCCGGCTGTTTAACCTTTTGATTCCTTTTCACAGTTACTTCATGTATATATAATTCTTCCATATCTAATGCTCACAGCCTATTCTTTCATTCATAATGCTATTAAAGGGTTTCTACTTCGGTATTTTTTTAATACTTTTAAAATCTTTTTATTAACAGTTTCTTCATCTAGCGATTCAATATTTATTTCATATGAATAATCTCCGATATTTGCTGATTTTTTCATATTTTCATATTGTAGATTTGTTCGAATTACCGCATAACACGTCATATCGATGATGCATTTTTTCATTAAAGTCAAAAGCCCATCATAATCTTGTATGGTATACTCAAATTCATATAATTGATTCTCACTTAAACCATATACAGTGCAACCATCAGAAAAAACTGAACTGGTAACTTCTTCTCCAGAACCAATATGGATTACCTTGATCAAATTTTCTGCTCGAAAAGAAAGCCAAGCCAATTTACTTGTTCTAACTTTCTCTTTCATTGGGTTACTTGGCTTACTTCTCAAATAGTTTTTAGTAATCAATTCATATTGACTAATGAGCTCCTGGATTACCGTATCGGGCATTCGTTGAACATTTACCCTGTTCTTTATGTCCTGTACAGTAATTTCCATCCTTCCACCTCTTTTACTTCTCTTTCTTTTTAACCTCTATACTATCTATTAACTTAAAATGTCCTGTACTTAGTAAATAGTTTGCTTTCTCATTTGCAACCTTTTCCTTTACTCCGTTAAAAAAAGTATAGCCATATGCAGTATATGTACCGCCTAATTTTAATTCTATAATCTTCATATGCAAATTACCTTACTTAATTTCCAAATTTATCAGGTATATTAGTAAGAATTGCTACTGCGTCCATTTCTTGAATAACTGCATCATCATCCAAATGAATAACATAGAAACGCTTATCTTCCATAACAGCAGATTTACCTTCTACAGTCTTACGAACTCGCGTGTCATACGTATTTACCGCAATAAAGTTTTTAGGATCTGCAAAAATAATTACATCATCTTGAAGAGAAGGGACTGTGACAATCTCATACCCCAACGGCTTATTCACTTGATCCCCTGTACCTAATAACGCAGCATCGCCTAAGCCAGTTGAACGAGTTGTTAAATATTCAATCCACTTCTCTCTACGAGCAGGTGACATAATCCACTTTAAACCTTCATTTTTATATTTATTAGGCATCGCCTTAGATAAATTAAAGATTGAGTCTTTACTAAACCCAGCGCTAGCTTCAGCATCTCCCGTTCCCGTCACTAATTTAAAATGATCGACAATATGAGATTTGCTTGATTGTTTAATTTGTTTTAACCAGCCATCATTAATTTGAAGAAATGGATCCTCTGAAGTTACATCCCCATTCCAATGAAGGTCTTCAAGGTCAATACCTAACTGAGTTGACATTAATGTCATAACAGTATCTTCATATCCTTCACCTTCGATATTTTCTCGAAGTAGCTCCTCCGTAATCTCCCATGGTAAACGAATAGAAACTGTATCATATTCAACTTTCGACGTTTCTACACCCGCTCGATAGCCATCATCACTATTTTCCATTTTCCTACGTAAAATTCGACCACCGATTGCAATTTTATCTAATTCACCTTTTTTCGCTTTACGAATCTCTTTGCGATGCAATTGAGAAAATGGAGTTGCATCAAATACCATTCGGAAAAATTCTTTACTTTGTTCCGGATATAATAGCCCCGCTTTCATTCCTCCTGTTGTCATTGTACTCTTTTCAATTCGTTCAATACGTGCTAATAATTCTTTATTATTCATAGATTCATTTCTCCTTATCTTTATAGATCTAATCCTACCCATTTATTTACTGGTTTTCTCATCTCGTTTGTTGGTTTGGCATCAGCCCCAAGACTTTTACGAACTTGTGCTGATCGCTCAATTACTTCAAGTCTCTTTGAAATAGGGTCTATTACCTTCTGAATAAATTCACTTGTCTTTTTAGATTCTCTGTCATTTTCTAATTCATTAGTATCATGAGTTGATTCAAATTCTTTATTTAACTGTTCTTCCAACTCCTGTAATCTCTCAAGAAAAGGACCCATTTCTCTCTTTACAATGTCTGCAATTTCATCTGAATTTTGATCTGCATTTTTTTGTAACTTATTTTCTTTAATTTGGTTCATCAAAGAAATCATTTCATCAAATTTTTTATCGTTTTTCTTATATAAGATTTTGCCTACTTCATTTATGGAATTAATAGTAATATCTTCTGGCGAGAAATCTGTATCACCACCCTTCATTGTATTTAAAATGTCCTTCATTTCATCTAAGGTGGAAACCATCCGCTTAATATCTACATTTCCCTCCCAAATCCCAACATAAAATACATCTTCAAACAAATTAAATAGCTTTTGCATTTTAGAGTTTTGTTTACTATTTACTGACTGATTATCCATCTCCTGAGTTTGTTCCTCGTCATAATGTGACTTAAAAAAATTAAACATCTTACGAATTACACCTTTCTCATCTTGTGTAAACTCATCCATTTGTGGCATCTCCATTCTTTCTCCAACCCCTCCCATCGAAAAGCCTGTGATTTTCCCTTTTTTGATCTCTTTCCATGTTTCACTATCGTCTACTCGAACAGTCATAAGCCATGTTCCTTTTTTAATATTTTGTTTCCCAACAACCGTATTATTTTTAGAAATCCAGCTTTCTACTACTGTTCCTTTTCCTGCCAACTCGTCATGGTTTTTATCTATGTATCTATATTTCTCCAAAAAATTATAAGCCGCTCTTTCAATTTCTTCAGCCGTCATGATATCACCATGTGCATCTTCTATATTTGGTTCATAAACAACCCCTGTTACAAGTTGTTTTTCATCTTCCCTCTTTAAAATAGGGACATTTTTCAAAACGTTAGAGCCATTCATGTTCATACCCTTCATAATTGCAAATGGCCTACCATTAGCCCCCTTTGTTACTAATGAAACATAACTAATTTCTACATTTTTTAATTCATTTGGCATAATATATTCCTACTTTCTAGCAAGACTACTAAATCGAATTTGAATCTTCATTTAAAAATTTATCTCCTTCTAGAACTGGTTCGTATCCAATAACTTTTCGGCATTCATTTCTTGTTAATATACTCTTTTCGTATCCATCTATTGCATATTGCATATCACTTGCTCGATCATCTGTATCAATTTCATTTAATTGAAACTGCCAGTCCAATTCCCCCAACGTTTCTGTAAACTCTTTAAATAATTGTGTATTTAATCGATGTTCTAAAATTTGTTGACCTGGTTCAATAATTGATCTTTTATACATTTCATTCATTTCTTTTGCTGTCGTCTGTCCAAGTGATCCTGTCATAGCCCAACCAATTCTATATGGTGGAACTCGATGAGCTACACAAATTTCCATAGCATTATCTTGGCGATATAAACGGAAGCTCGCTTCTTTGACATCAGGCCCTAATTTCTCTAAGCGAGCTTTTGCTCCTTCAGGGACAGGAACAACTGCTAACTTATGATGTTCTCCTTTTGTTTCGACAGAGAAAAATGTTTTTAATTCTCTTTCAACTGAATCATCTATTTCATCAACACCCTCAACAAACAAAACAGCATCTGGAATTGTTTTACCAGTGAAATAATTAATATTGTAATCTCTTACAGCTTGTGATCCTACAATGGAACCAATAGAACTCACATAATCCGGAATACCATAGTATGATGATCTAGAACCAAATTTACGAATTACAATAACTTCACCAGCTTTTTCTTCAGTGTCTAATAACGAGTTTTCATTTAAGCTATCACTAATTGTTTCTCCATCTACTAACCTAAAATCATATGGATAACTAAATCGTTTAAACCATCTCTCCTCATTATTTACAATTTGCGCAAATCGAATCTTATCTTTATGCGCACGTACCGTATGTGCTGGAATATGGTGAAGCTGCGCTGGTTCCCCTTTCAAGTTACGAACAACCTCTATAATTCCCCAACCTACAGTTTCATAATCCTCCCAAACTGCCCTAAGTATTTCGCTACTTGTCATTTCATTGTTGCAATACCTCATAAAACGCTTTAATTCTTTATATTGTTCTTGATTTGCCTCTGTCACTTCATCTAGCGGTGCAAAATCAAATCCCATACCAGCAATATCATTTACTTTTGCACTAATACATGCCGAGTGAATAGGGTTACTTTCTCTCAAATTTAATAATACTTGCATATCATATGGAGGCTTTACTAGTTCTTTATCACCGTACACTTGTGCAAATGGATCAATTGCCATTTGTTTACTTTGAAGTTCCTCATTACGTAAAGTCATCTCACGATTTTGTAATTTAAGTACTTTCACATTCTTAATTGCTTTCTTCTCAACCATAAAATTTATGCCTCCTTTCATATACAAATCATTTATTCAATGTTTTTCATAAAAACTTTACCAATATAAAAAAGCTGAACATTACATGTTCAGCTAAACCCTTTTTATTTTTCCACCCATTATTTTTTTTTGCTTAGTAAAAAAGTATTCTAAGGCTTGTGACGTTGTATCTACTTGATCATTATGCTTACCAGATGGGAAAGAAGCTAATTCATCTACATAATCATATACCCAAGATTGTATTTTAGGATTAGGTATATATACATTTCCAGATTGAAATTCAGGGGATATTGCCTCAGCACGTGTTTCTTTTGAACCCTGTGGATTTATAGGGATAATTCCACTTATTTCATTCTTCAATGAACTAATAATGGCAGGGCCATTTGCTTTTTTTTCAACTAATTTCGGAATGGACTTTTTAAAACCAGAATTCCGAAGGATCGACTCATATTTATGATGAAAAACAACAAATGCTTTCTTTGTTTCTAGGAAATTCATTTGCGCCCTCACTTGATCAATTAAATATTTGTCTCCATCTATTTTTCCCCAAATCTGTCCAACCACAAATGAACTTTTATTTGTAGTATTATCAAAAGCCATATCCCAGGAAGTAATAATTTGATCAAATTGTTCCCAATTTGGTAACACATCATAATATTGAAACCAGTTCCTTTTAAAAATATTCCCTATATCACTTGATGGTTTTTGTTGCCATAAAGATAACCAAGAGCGTGCAGAGGAAAACTTCTTTTTATCTTCATAATAATTTTGGCCATAGTGTTCAACCCATAAGCCCCTTCCTATTTCTCTGTTCAATGGATCATCCCTTGACTCTGCTATAGCAGGAATTGATAACACAGTCCATTTCTCCTGTTCTTTCTCTAACAATCTACCAGCTAAATCGTCCTCATGCCATCGCGTCAAAATTAGAATTACCTTTGCACCTTTTTGCAAACGTGTAGATAAAGTGTCTTCCCATTCATCCCATAGTCTATTTCGGTATGTAATTGATTCGGCCTCTTGGCGATTTTTAATAGGGTCATCAATAATTAATAAATCTGCTCCTTCCCCTGTAATCGAACCACCAACTCCTACAGACAACATTCCACCAGAGTGGTTATGTAGTGCCCAATCTGTTACGGAACCTTGTCGCTCATCAATTCTAATATTAAATATTTCTTTACCAAACTCTTCAATCTTAGCACGATTTCTTCTACCAAACTTTTCAGCTAAACTTGATGCATAAGATACCTCTATAACTCTCTTATTTGGATATTTTCCTAAATACCAACTTGGCAATGTTTCTGTTATAGACTGTGATTTTGAATGCCTAGGTGGCATAAACACCATTAATCTATTAGTCGATAATTTCTCTTCAATTAAATCTTGGCAAATCTTTGTTATTAATTTTGTGTGCTTTGCATGTTTATAGAATCCCTTATGTGTATACTGAACATAGAAAGGGGTAGTTCACTTTTGCCAATTCCTTAAATGTATTTTCATCTATTAACTTATGCACATTCATCCGTGTCATGATTGTAATTCTCCTCCTTGAACTTTCTCAAATAATTTCATAGCTAAATCAAGCATTTCCTCATCACACCCAATTTTCATAGCCATTTTATTATGCTCTACTTTCATTTCTCCTGAATGATTTACGTTTGCTTGCAATTGATCTTTTCTTCCCCATTTAGTTGGGAATTTTCTTTCTAATCTCCATGCTGCGGCTTTCCAATTAGATTTTGCATGCTCCCCAATTGTCTCAACGTCTCTAGCTTCACTAAATGCTAATGCCTGATCAATTTCCATGACTAACTTCACATAAATCTTATCTTTTCTCGGTATTACTTCACCTGTCTTTTCACTCGTTTCAATTGCTCTACGCCCTTGTTTTAACCAAACATAAACTATACTTCTACTAATTCCAACTAACGCACATGCGGTTTCAATATAATTCCCTACTTTAATATATTGGGTCAACCTATTTATCAGCTCATCATTCAATTTCATTGGTCGCGCCACTAGCATTCCCTCCCGTTTTAACTCATCATTTGTACTTCTTTTTCTAAACACTCAATACATATTGTTGTTATATTGTCGTCAACTACCTCACGAATTAACATTTGTTCACAATACTGAATTGTGATTGGAAATTTCAAAACCCACAAACATTTTTCAAGACAAATTGAACATATTGGCATTGTATCTATATCTTGTTCTAACATCTAATCGCATCCTTCTGTAGTTTTTCATGTACTACTGCCTATTTTGTAGTAAATAAAAAGATGCCGTCACTTTTAAAATCTCTCATTTAATTTATAGATATCCTTTGGATCACTCTTTCTTTTTGCTAGTATCCATTCTTCATTTTTTATATTTCATTTAAACTTATTTTATTACTCTCTATTTATAGGTGGCACTATGGTGACAAGAATGTATTTGTAAATGAAAAAAAGCCTTAACTACTTTCGCAGAAAAGACTTTTTCTTACTTGTTTAGCAATTTTTATTTCAGATCTATATAGAATCGTTTTAATTGTGCTTCTTGAAACATTCAAATATTTAGCAATTTTCTCTTGTGTAATGCCTCTTCCTCTTGACATGATATATATTTCTCTTTCATATTTTGTCAAAGTAGAGAGCGCATCTTCTAGTTTTATTCTTTCCCATTCTGAAATGACACTTTCTTTGTTTTCATCATCCCATTCATATGTTGTATCAGTACTACGAAAATACCTTTGCATTAACAAGGAATCACATGATTTTTCTCGTTGATAAGCAGCTCTACGTTCTATTCCCCTGCGATTACCCGGCATCTTTGCATTCTTCATCCACTCCAAAGCATATGTGACATCACTAATCATACTTGTTAATATTTTAATCTCTTCTTCTTTTGCACTTATTTTTGCACTCTCTAGCTTACATAACGTTTCTTTATATTGGATAATTAAATCTCGCATATACCATTCCCACCCTTATAACAAAGCAAAATTGTTAAAAATAGAGACCATCTAAATCTACATTTAATTTCCATTTATTTTTTCTCATCAAAAACTAAAATTATTTTAAAAAAATCTTCCTTAATACTATTTATCATTGCTACTTTGTACTTATATGATATATGTATATAACGATTCATTTTTATCTCTTTTTCATCATTTTTTTACATAAAAATAACCACCTGTTTGTTTACACAGGTGGTTATAATCCATATTAAAAACTTATTTATGATTAATAATCTTAACACTCCTCAACCTCAATCCCTAATGCATATGCATAGTTGTAAAAAGCAGTATTTCTTTTTCTATAATAATCTCCCTCGGATAAATTCAACTCTTTCATAACCTCATATCTATTAACTCGATTCTTTAACAAATATTTTTGAATAATTATTCTATCACTTTCAATATCTAGCTTTTCTAACCCTTTGTTCATCGCAATAATATAATTGACCCGCTCTTCTTTCGCATTTTCTTTTAATATATTTTCTTTCGAGAGTACCGTTTCATTAAGATAATTACACTTCATAAATAATCTGTATTTCTTTATAGCTTTCAGTACATTTTCTTTAGTAGCTTCTTTATTTAATACTGGTAATTCTATATTTAACATGTTAAGCCCCTTTCTTATCATTTATCCTTAATCATAATTTGAATTTCACATATCAAAATCATTACAATGATTTGCTATTAAGGCTTATATCCCTCATGTATTATTTCATACATTGTATTGCTAACATTTATTTTCTTATCCTTATAATTTTTGATTAATTTTATTAACTCATCACTATTTAATTCGTGCAATTGTTTATCCTCATATTTGTAAATTCCATTTTCAATAAGTTGATTAATTAAAAATAACTTCATCTTGCTGCACCACCATATCTTCAACGAAAAATTGAATCTCTATATCTTTTGAATTATAATAACAAATTGCGCCCCCATTAATCGGAACACATCCTACTACAATTTGAGATTCACTTCCACTTTTTACAATAGCCACTTTATACAATTTATTATCTCTTTCAACTACATCACCAAGTCTAAACTCATTTATTTTACGCCCTTTAGTAGCGAATAATTTTGCCCGTTCAAATAATAATTTTTCACTTTTTTCAGCTTTCCTAATTTTTAATTTCGTACTCTTTTCAAAATGACCATAATTATTAGAGAACTCCTCTCCATTAATCCAGAACCAACTACCATGCTTTATTTCTTTTTCATTTTCTTTACAATATTCAGCGATGAATTTTTCACTTTTTTCATTTTCAATATACAATAGTTCTCCTTTTCGAATTGTTTCTCTACAATCTATAAATTCATTCTCAAAAAAGAAATTAATTTGTTGATAGCTTTCTTTTTTACCTAAATAATCAGCAATCACTCTTTCACCTTCTATCTTCCAACACATCGGTGTCTCTTGTACTGTTGTAATCCAATTTGTTTTCATTCGTTTAATTGCTTCAAATCCTTTATATGTTCTCATTTTCAAGATGCCTCCATTTAATTATTTAAAACATATAGAATAAACTTAAAAACTGCTTTCAATGTACATATGTGGAATTTCTGATTAAATGCTCTTTCCATTCCTCATATTCTTTCTTAACTTCCGAATCACTTCACTTACTCGCTAATTAAAAGAACCAATTCATACAGTACAAATTTCTTGAAAAATATGTTTTCATCTGCATCTATATTTCCTACACAATATATATTCTTTTCCTAAAAAGGTAATTTTCTCTTACGCTTATCTCTTGTTTTTTTAAATTCTATGTGTCGATATGTATTAAACATACGAGATGTAACTCTTTCATCGTACGCTTTTATAATTGCCTCACCTGTTAAATTCGTTGTGATAATTGTTTTTTTCCCTTGTCGTCCATCAAATAGTTTAAATAACACACGATTTACAAATGCTGTTGCTTTTAAATCATTAATATCCATATCCCCTAGCTCTGCTCCTAGATCATCAATGACTAATAAATCCATAGAAATTAGCATATTTGTTATGCTATGCTCTGTTTCACATGATTGCGTATTAAATGTCGAACGTATGTAATCAAAAAGTTCTGAACTTGTAACATACATAACTTTATCCGAACTTTGTTCATTCATTTCATGTGCTATAGAGTATGCAATATGACTTTTTCCAGCTCCAACTTTACCCACAAGAATCAAATTAAATCGAATATCATTTAAATAATCCGTAAGAGCCTTTTTAGCTAAAATTAAATTCTTTTCATCCTCTTCGCACTCTGATATAAATGTCGAAAATCTAGCTAATTTAATAGTTTCATCTTTAATAAGACTATGATCGTAAAATATACTTTTACGTTTTCTTTCCTCTTTCTCATAACGAAAAACATTCATTTCTTTTTCTAACCTTCTATTTTCTTCTTCTAAACGACATACTGGACAAATCGTTTCACCCTGAATCTCCATCAATCTTACAATTCGCTTCCTCTCTTGATTACATATCACACATGTTTCAGAAAGGAAATTCATTCTCTTCGAAAGATTTTGTACTATATCTGTTACCTTTGTTAGAGCCATTTGATTTCACCATCTTTCTCTGCTGCAAATATCCCTCAAATTTAGTTCCAAATAAGGTTTCTGGTCTTAAATATTTTGCCTGTTCTGTATAAAGCCATTCCCTCGCCTTCGTCTCAATAACTTCTTTAAATTCATTTATATTAAATCCCTCTTGTAGTCTAGATTTAATTAACATTTGTGTCTTTTTAGTTGAAATACGATAACTTGTATTACATACACTGTTGAGATAATTAATTATCTCTACTATATCTTTTTGAGTGGTATTCTCTGAGTTAATCTTTTGTGTAGTCTCTGGTATTGGTTGAGACATATTATCATTTTCCATCATGACAATATGTTCTTTTCGTTGAGACAATTTGTCACAATCGTTATCTATTTCTAATTCAACTAGTCTGTCATAATTTATTGAATACCATTTTGTTTTATCAAACTTTAATTTGTTATAGTTACCACTTATCAATAAATTAAACTCTTCTAGATTTTTAACAATACGTTTCAACGTTCTTTCATTCCAAAACGGGAATTGTTTATGCCAATTTGAAATGCTATTATAGACCCAATAACGATCATCATAATAATGTTTCGAGCGCTTGAGCCAATAATGTATTTGTTGAAGAAAAATTGCCTCGTTCAATCCAATCTTACTTGCTAATCGAGGTAATACTAATAATGGCTCATCCTGTATTAGCAAACTACTCATTTTATCTTCCTCCAGATTTCTTTCTTAAAATCAATATATTAAACTTCTTAAATATTAAAGGTTTTATTCTCCAAAACCTTTAAATTTCCCAACCTATTAATACTTTTATAGCTTGATTAGCTTGCTTCCTTGTAAGATCACTCAGTGATTGAATTTTAAGTTTTACTTTTAATTTATTTTTGATTTCCTCTTTTGAAATTACTCCATCATATTTCAATGCTATTATATGAATTTTGGCATAAATCATTTTTAACTGTTTATTCGAAAGTTTTTCTGATTCGAAACAACTAGTATTTCTAAATTCTTTATTCTCATTAGTACTCTTGCTGACATATCCTTGTTTTTTTGTCACTCTAAAAACCATGATTAATCCTCCTTACAATAGGATTTCCTATAAAATTTGTTTTTTTAAGACGATAGTCTTTCTTTTCTTACACCACATTCTCTGTTAGCCAATTTAATAAAAATGCCTTCGTTTCTTTATCCAAAAAATACCATTTCTTGTCCATTTTAAATTTTTGTAAACGCTGATCAAAATAGAATTCTTTTTGAATAGTAATCCTCGACATGCACGTTCTTTTTTAAAATTCCCTTGTATCCCAAAATAAAAATTCTGCACCCACTTCTTTAAGCTTTTCTTCTAATTTTTCTAAATATAATCTTTTGATCACTCTTTCACCTACTTGAATATTTAGCATTCTATATTTCAT